TGCTTGAGCCGTGGATGCGGCGCAAGCTTCGGTTGACCCGCCTTGGGCCCGCGGCGCCAGCGGGTTCCAAACTCCAGGAAGCGCCAGTAATATCCACGTGGCCCGATAGATAGGGTCATGAGGACGCGATCGCGGCTGCGTTCCTTGGTCTCGATCGGCTCGAGTTGCTGGACCAGGAAGCCGGTGCGCACCCAGATTTTTCGGATCTCCGATTCCCGGATGACTTCCGCGCCAGCCAGCAGTGATTGGAAGACATACTCGGTCGCGACTTCCGCGGCCAGTTTGCGAAATTGCGCGGACAACTCCCGCGCGCCGAGTAGTTGCGCTCTAGCCATTGCTCTGTTTCACCATGCTGTCGAAGAATGCCTTCATCTCGTCCGGCGTCGCGAGGCGCTCAGTCTCCGGCAGTTCGTAGCCGTGGATCTTGGCTTGAAAGCGAAGTTCTGAAGCATGCCGGCCCAGAAGCAGGTGGATGTCATAGAAACAGATTGTTTCGATCTCGGCTTCCGACAGCCGGAGGTCGTAACGCGCTATTGCCCAGAGGTCGTCGGGATCAATTGGGTCTGGGCTTTCGTAGGGTCCTCCGCACCGCCGGCGCCATTCTGTGCGCTGTCCGGCATCTTGAAGAACTTCCGATAAGCCTCCGCGATCCCAAGGGAGAGTTCGGTTAGCTGTTCTATTGAGCTGACCATCTCGCCCAACTGGTCGACAGTGAGCGCGGGATCTTCATGGTGAAGGAATTCCCGAGTGATGATCAGAAGCTGTTTCGGGTCGGATTCCCGGAGAGCCGCGGAGAGCATGTTCTGCCAGGCGGCGGCATCCCACGCGATGATGTTCGCGCCAAACTGTTCTTTGATCCTGGAAAGCGCGTTCACTGTGCATAGCAGTGAACGCGGCTTATCCAGGCAATCGATCGGTGTCGGTTTATTACGATTTACCATCCGACCAGTTTACGCCGCGGTGACGGCGCCCGTCACGTTGAGCGTGAGGGTGAAGCGGCCGGCCTTGCGGGCATCGGCTTTCGGTTCGAACTTCACGTAGGCGCTAAAGGTGAACGTGGTGGCGCCGGTATCCGACATGATGGCAGTGAAGTTGCAGAGTGTGTTCGCGGCTGCAGCGGCCATCAGAAACGCATGGACGGAGCTGGCTGGGTTCCAGATCACTTCATAAGTTGCGGAAGTGAAGGCGTTGCCCACAACCATACGCTCGCGGAATCCGCCGGTGGAATCCAGATTAGTGATGTCGTCGAATTCCGGTTCCGTGGGCGGGATCGGCAAGCCGACCACGCCTGGAATGAGGGTGGGTGTTGAAGAGATCGTTACTTTGAGCTGCGATCCCTGAGAACTAAAGGCAGTGGTGGTCATGTTGTGGTGATGCTCCTTTGTGTTGGTGGTGAATCGAAATGGCGCCCGATGCGCTTACTGTGGAAGATAAGAAACTGTGAATCGAACGACGGCGCCGAAGACGCCGAGCTCCGCGGACTCCCCGGGAGAGTAGCCGCCTTCGGTCTCCTCCCAAACGACGGCCGTTACATGCAGCCCGCTGGTCCCGCCCATCACGCCGGCGAAGTAACTCATCAACGTCCGGAGTAGTTCCGCAATCTCAAAGGCCTCGTCATAGGTTTGGGAGACGCAGACGAAGTCAAAACTGGCATCGATCAGGACCGTCGGTCCTTCCAATCGGAGGTCGCTGTCCCGAAGTGAAATATGTCCGAAAACGTAAGGCAGCGGGTTGTCCTGGTCCGCGCGCTCCGGAAACGTGCCGCCGGTTACGAGCGTGGTCCAACTGGACTGCGCCAGGAGATAATCGCGTACAGCCTGCCAGATTTGCATCAGTTGCCTTTGCCGCGGCCTTCGCGGACTTCCATGCGGCACTCTTCAAGCGGCCGACTGAGGTCGTCGATGCTGAGGATGTCGAAGGTTCGCGCGCCGAGCACCAGCCTCATCTTTTCCGTGATGCCGACGAGGTCCTGCCCAAGCCCGAGAACGTAATGTGTGCTCTGCGTGTTGAAATCCCCAAGCCTGAATCTTTCCGTGCCGGCGATTGTGCGAATCTCCACCCAGGCCGTCCCGAAAGACTCCCAATAGGTCGGATCTTCCTTATTTACCGACCCAGAGGCAGTGGTCGGAGGCGGCACCTTCGGCTGTTCGATAGTCACCAGGTGGACGCGACGGCCAGCGTTCATAGTGTTACCAGCTCCAGTGGCCCGGCGTGGAGAAGCTCCTGGCCCTTGCGAAAGGTAACCGGGATCTCCGGTACATCGCCCTGCACCATGTGCCGATAGCAATCCTCCTGGGCATTGTTCGGATCAAGACGATTGTAGAAATCATACTTTCTGAGTCGATCCTCCCGGTGCATATAGCCGTAATGCAGAAGCTTCGCATCGCAGACGTGCGCCTGGCTCATGAGCTCATGCGGCACTGACCCGCAGTGGAAGTTCGCCATGTCCCGGCCGCGCTTCCGCGGCGTCCCGAAGGCGTGCAGCGGGCTGACCATGCGAAACACAGAGCCGCGGTGGAAGGTTCCATAAATGCCGTCGACGCGCACCTGGTCCGGACGATCCCACAGGTAGACGATCTTGAGGGTGAAGGCATGGGCGCCGGTTGATACTGCCTGGCGGATCAGCTCCGGCCCGCGTGGTTCCAGTTCCTCATCCCCGTCCACCGCGACGATCCAGTTCGTCGACTCCGGCCCGCGAGGTTGCGGGTTGACTTCTTCCCAGATCCGCTCGAGCAGGAAGTTCTTGTCCCGCGTCTCATTCACGCCGTCATAGGGAGAATGGAATAGCCGGCAGCCCATCCCCTGGCAGATCGCGGCCGTGTTGTCGTCGCTCTTGTCATCGAAAACAAAGATGCGATCGCACAGCGGACGCAGAGCCAAGATGACGCGCTCGATCCAGCGAGCTTCGTTGCGTACCCGAAGGAAGCCTGTAAATGTCATAGAATGGTGGCCGTATGGAAGGTGATTTCAGTAACTCAGAACTTGCAACGCTCGCCGCTTGCGACGTGCCCGAAGGCCTCTCGACGGAAGGTTACATACCCGGGAAGGAACATCTGCAGTCGATGGTGGAGCGCGGTCTACTGGAGGTCGTGAAGAGTGAATTGGTGGGCGGCTGGCGCCGATACGAGTGGTTTAGAACGACTGATTCCGGCCGCGCAGTTTACGCTTCCGAGATGGCCCCGATTGCGGAGTGGTGAACTTTTGCTGGGATCTTCCCCGGCGGGTGGCCCCACTTTTCCAGGAACCTCGCGTAGTTCGGTGCCAATGACGTCCCCGGCTGTGAACGGTATGTGCTCGGGTGCGAGCCATGCTCGACCACGCAACCATCGAACACGCCGAGGTTGTAACCCGCGTCCTTCACGCGCTGGCAGTAATCGTCATCGTCATAGCCATACCCCGTGAACCGCTCGTCAAGCGTGCCCACCTGCCAGAACACGCTGAACGGAATGTAGACCGCAACGAACGCCATCATGTGGTGCTTGAGTGGTCGGACACTGCGCTTGTCCCACATCGGTTCCTGTTCCTTCATGAAGGGATAGGAAACGGGCTCTTGTTCCTTGGCGGCAACTGCGCCGCGGATGGCGGCTGATACGAGACCCATCGGCGGCCCTTCACGCCGACCGGGGAAGTACCCATGCTCCGCAGCTTCTGCCAGATGACTGAAGCCGTCTGGTGTTTCGAGTATCGCGTCGTCATTTAGAAGGACATAGCCCTCCACGGAACGATCCAGCTCGGATATTCCGAGGTTCATATTGCGGGCCCAGACAAACGGCTTCTTGCCTTCGATGAACGTGACGTCCGCCGGGAAGTCGGCTCCGATGGAAGCCAGTGAGCGCTCCCCATCCCAGACCACAATGATCCGCACCGCCGGATCTTTCAGCCGCACGGCCGAGACGCATGCCCGGAGGTTATCCGGATTCTTGGACGGAATTACACAAGCAATCTTCACGGCCGATCGATGCTCCCTTGCCCGATCACGGTCTGGCCAGATGAACCCACCTTCTCGTCTGCAAGCGGAAAGTGTAGTGGCTCCAGGCCCAATTCTCTGCGCGCTTGATTCACGGACAGCTCCCCG